TTATGAAACGCTACTGCCTATGATCCAGCGGTAGTCCGTAAATCCCCAACCGCAAACGAAGTAATCCGCGTACTTACGCATCTGCGTGTCAAAGTCCGTGGTTGACTGGAACTCCAGAGGTACGGAATCCAGCCAAATAAGACTTTCTTTCATGGCGGCGGAGTCAACGATGAACCAGTCGTTCGTGTCGGTATCATCCAGCATGGGCAGCTCTATAGACTTCCACCGGCCCTTTTGGAAATTCTCGTTGTTGAGGTTGTCGCCGGTCTTGCCCTGGGAGTTCAGGACTTCCCAAACATCGGCGGCTAGATTAGTACCGTGGATAATGGTATCGAAGTTGGTTTCCATCCGTTCACCAATATCGTCCCGAAGCTGCTTGCTCTGAATACGCAGAGTTTCGAGGTTGGTCGCGTCAAAGGGCAGCGTAGCGAGGTTGTCGAACCCGGTTGAAGTGGAAACGTCCGGGGTCTTGGTCGTATGCGAATTGCTGCACAGCGCCACGCCTTCCTCGGACACCATGAAGTCAAACGCCGTGGAGTCGAAGTTCTGGAATACCTGATGGGCGATCTTGTTCATCTTCCGGTTGGCCGCAACCGCCAATCCCTTGGACATATTCTCGATCACATCATAACGGTCAGTGTCGATCAGACGGCGCTGGATCGTAATACCACCCGCATATTCAAGAGGCTGAATCTTGGTGTGATACCCGGCAGACACACCCTGATACTGGATTATTCCCTGGAAAAGCTCAGGATCAGGCACGGAACCGACAGAGAAATATTCCTCCCATGCCTTTTTTGATTTCTTCCGGTCATAGAACTTGTCGATGATCAGCGGAAGGCCCTTGTATCTGTCCTGATAGACTTTAGTAAGTCTGTCGTCCAGAAGCCGCACAAACTGCTTGTCAGTTAATGGATTTCCCATATTACACCCCCGTCCCGATTACAAGGTGGCTTGAGGCAAGAGTGAATATGGCGTACTCCTTACCGGCTTCCTTGAGGTTAAGCTCATGCACATAAGCCTTGAAGTAGTTGGACAAGGCGGCTGTTGAGTCGATGCCCTGGATTTGAGTGTCCCAGGCAATGTGAGCGGCCCCTTCCACGACATTGGCGATACAGAACGTATCACCGACAGCTATTGCATAAGGGAACGGAATTACTACGGTTTCAATAGATGTTGAGGTAACAGTCGTAACCTTACGGGAAAGCCCCTGATTTGCGCCAGTCCGACAATAAAGTGTCGAATAACCATCAACGGTAGTGTCGATAGCCGTGTGGGTGATTGTCGTACCGCCGGCACTTGCAGCAGTATTGGTTACTTCAACCGGGGCTGTTCCTATGGTGTCCTTGACCACAGGACCACGAATCAAGGTCATCGGAGTGACAAGTATCACTTCCGCCTTGACCGCATCCGCGGGGTCATAACCGGCGAGAGTCGCCTGTGTGGTAGAATACGCCAAGGTGTCACCCTTGTATGTATTGTTAAACGTCTTTGCCGTCTGGACAATACTAGAACAAAGTCCGACGATGAACGAGGTAGTGTCAGGACCAGCCGCCGCATTAGCGGAAGGGATAACATACCCGCCGTTGGTGGCACCTGACGTATCGTAGCCAAGAATCTGGCCCTGATAAGCGGTAGCGCCGATCTGGAAGTTTCTCTTTATGGGCATACACCCGCAAAGATCACCAGCCCATGAAAATGCCATAATAAATCTCCTTTATCTTTTGTTCGCAAGGCTGCCGCAAAACGGGCAACCCGTTGAGATTGAAGGTTTATAAATCACCCGCGAGATCGTTACCGTCCCTGCGGCTGCGGCACTCTGGGTAGTGAGGCTATCTGAATCGCTCAGTAGTATCTCCCCGCGTGAAACGCCTCCATCGGCTATGGTGAAATCTCCATCATTTGTGTCACTATCCGAACACGATACCCGGATCGTCATGCCTGTATGAAATCCCTTTTCGCCAAACAGGTTCGCGCTATCCGCCAAGTAAGCGGGGGTTGAACCCGTAGCGGCCACGAAACTAACCGTGGTGGCTGAGTAGATTTCATCGGCAAAAGTAACCGGCGTGGGTGTCGCATTTGAACCATAACTTCCTGTCTTGGTAAGAGGTACACCCGATCCTCTTATTTGTTTAAGTTTGATCTCCCAACCACAGACAAGGCAGGGCCCTACATAATAACTGCGGTCTTTGGCTATGAGAGATTCTGGTACTTCCATTATTTATGCGTCCTTAAATACTCGGCTTAAATCCTCTTCCTTGTATCCCCACCTTTGCGCCAATTTCTGAGCATCGCGGGC